TTACAACATTGTCAGTGCATTAAGGCGGGATGTTTTTGGCTGACGCCAGTCCAGCTTATCGAGGAGCATTGCCAGTTGCGAGCGGGTAATGGATACCTTGCCGTCACGCACAGCAGGCCAGATAAACTGGCCTTCCTCCAGGCGTCTGGTGAACAGGCACAGACCATCAGCATCAGCCCACAGGATTTTAATCATGTCACCCCGTCGGCCACGGAAGATGAACAGGTGACCGGAGAAGGGATTATCATTCAGCACATGCTGTACCTGTTCACCCAGCCCGTTGAAAGACTTACGCATATCGGTTATCCCAGCAACGAGCCAGATGCGGGTGCCTGACGGGAGTGAGATCATCGTCCCCTCCCGGTCAGTTCACGGATCAACACTGTGAGCAGCTCTGGTGAAGGATTTTCCAGCGTCATGTTTGAACCGCCCCGGGAATCCTGGAGACTAAACTTCCTGAGAAAGAGGTAAACAGGATGACTAAAAATACTCGTTTTTCCCCCGAAGTCCGTCAGAGGGCGATTCGTATGGTTCTGGAAAGTCAGGGCGAATATGACTCACAGTGGGCGGCAATTTGTTCCATTGCCCCAAAGATTGGCTGTACACCGGAGACTCTGCGTGTCTGGGTACGCCAGCATGAGCGGGATACCGGAGGCGGTGATGGCGGGCTCACCACCGCTGAACGTCAGCGTCTGAAAGAGCTGGAACGTGAAAATCGTGAACTGCGCCGCAGTAACGATATCCTTCGCCAGGCTTCCGCTTATTTTGCGAAGGCGGAGTTCGACCGCCTCTGGAAAAAGTGATGCCACTGCTGGATAAGCTGCGTAAGCTGTACGGGGTCGGACCGGTATGCAGTGAACTACATATTGCCCCGTCAACGTATTACCACTGTCAGCAACAGCGACATCATCCTGATAAACGCAGTGCCCGTGCGCAGCGCGATGACTGGCTGAAGAAAGAGATACTGCGCGTATACGATGGGAATCATCAGGTATACGGTGTGCGTAAAGTCTGGCGTCAGTTGTTACGGGAAGGTATCAGAGTGGCCAGATGCACTGTGGCACGTCTCATGGCGGTTATGGGACTTGCCGGTGTTCTCCGGGGTAAAAAGGTCCGTACGACCATCAGCCGGAAAGCCGTTGCCGCAGGCGACCGCGTAAACCGTCAGTTCGTGGCAGAACGACCTGACCAGCTGTGGGTGGCTGATTTTACTTACGTCAGCACATGGCAGGGCTTCGTCTATGTGGCGTTCATTATTGATGTGTTTGCCGGATACATCGTGGGGTGGCGGGTCTCATCGTCCATGGAAACGACATTCGTGCTGGATGCTCTGGAGCAGGCGTTATGGGCCCGTCGACCGTCCGGCACGGTCCATCACAGTGATAAAGGTTCTCAGTATGTATCGCTGGCCTACACACAGCGGCTTAAGGAAGCCGGATTACTGGCATCAACAGGAAGTACAGGCGACTCGTATGACAACGCGATGGCGGAGAGCATCAATGGTCTTTACAAAGCGGAGGTAATACACCGTAAGAGCTGGAAAAACCGTGCAGAAGTGGAACTGGCCACACTCACGTGGGTGGACTGGTATAATAATCGACGATTGCTGGAAAGGCTGGGCCACATCCCTCCGGCAGAAGCAGAAAAAGCTTATTATGCTTCCATCGGAAACGATGATCTGGCAGCCTGAGTTCACAGATAAAACACTCTCCAGGAAACCCGGGGCGGTTCATACCGTAGATTTCCCCCATGAAAGGTTCAATCAGGCCCAGTTTTGAGGTGGCAGTCTGGGAGCGCGCGTCAGTCTCGCCAACCCATCCGGAAGCCGTGCCGCCCAGATTCACCAGTTTTTTGTAGTCGGAACCACCAACGGTGATCACCGAGGCTTCCTGGCGCATCACCACTTCATCTTTCAGCAGGGTGAGAATGTTGCGATCCAGTGCTTCCGGCACGGCATAGCCGCCGTCTTCATCGGTGCCCACCTGTAATGCCTTGCGCTCCAGATCGCGCAGACCATCTCCACGGCCTTTACGCAGGAAGCCCACAAACGCTTCTTTATGCTCGGTGGCCAGTTTATTTTGCGCACCACCTGCCGGACGTTTCAGCTCAAGCAGCTCTTTTTCAAGATCGCTTTTGAGGTTTTCCAGCTCGCTGAGTTTCCCGTTCAGGGTTTCCACCTGCCCGGCAAGCTTGCCTTTTTCCTGCTCAATCGCATCCACGCGCTTGTCGTTCTTTGCTTTGAAGTCGTCAAACTTCTGCTGCAGCTCCTGCGCGACCTGTTCGACATCTTTAATATCTACCGCCATCGTATTTCTCCTGATTAGAAGTTCAGATTTTTCAGTGCATTCAGTGCAGAGCTCACATCCTCAGCGTCGCGCAGGGACAGTGCGCCATAGCCCCCGGCCATGAATGCTTTGGCCTGGGTACGGGAGAGTCCGACATCACGCAGGACTCTTTCGATTTTTTTCTGTTCGGGGATTTCCCCGCGGGCCAGCGCGTTCTTGACGTCGCTGATCCGCGCCTCGTCGTTAGACGGGAACGTCACCAGACTGACTTCCCAGAGGTCGATTTCTTTCAGCAGAAAGGCTTCTTTCGTCCGGTCGTATTCCCAGTCTTTCAGGACGTACCCAATAGAAAGGCCGGTTAACGAACCGGCCTTCATGTGTGCATGTGCGCGTTTTGCGAGGGGATCATCATCAATAAGCAACCGTCCCCTGACGTAAAGCCCGACATCGTCTTCCTTCATTTCGGTGTAAACACCGATGTGAAGTGGTCAACAAAAACTGGCCACCGAGTTAGAGTTTTTCCAGTATCGATTTTCCGATTCGTTTGGGGGGAACCCACCGTTATATTCGTGCGGTCTTAGTGCGCTGTAATATCCAACGATATAGTCCGTTATGGCGTGAGCTGCCTCGCTGAAGCTTACGTAACCCACCACCGGCATCCATTCGTTCTTCAGACTCCTGAAGAAGCGTTCCATTGGGCTGTTATCCCAGCAGTTTCCGCGCCGGCTCATACTCTGTCTGATCTGGTATCGCCACAATAACTGCCGGAACTGCCTGCTCGTATAATGACTGCCCTGATCGCTGTGGAACATCACCCCGCCGGGCTTACCACGGGTTTCCCATGCCATTTCCAGCGCTTTCATGGTGAGCCTGCTGTCCGGCGAGAACGGCATGGCCCAGCCCACTGGTTTTATTGCGAACAGGTCGAGAACAACGGCGAGGTACGCCCAGCGCTTACCCGTCCAGATACAGGTCACATCACCGCACCACACCTGATTTGGCTCGGTCACGGCGAACTGCCTTTCAAGGTAGTTAGGGATAGCAACATGTTCATGACCACCACGTTTATACCGGTGAGTCGGCTGCTGACAGCTGACCAGCCCCAGCTCTTTCATGAGCCTGCCAGCAAGCCAGCGTCCCATCTGGTAGCCTCTCCGGGTTGCCATTGTGGCGATGCTTCTTGCTCCGGCCGAACCATGGCTGATGCCATGTAGCTCAAGTACCTGACTGCGTAATACAGCCCGTCTGCCGTCTGGTTTTTCAGGACGGTTTTTCCAGTATCTGTAGCTGCTGCGATGAACCCCGAACACTTGGCAGAGTGTGACCACAGGATAATGCGCTCTGAGTTTCCCGATTATCGAGAACTGTTCAGGGAGTCTGACATCAAGAGCGCGGTAGCCTTTTTTAATATTTCATTCTCCATTTCAATGCGTTGTAGCTTTTTCCTCAGCTTACGTATTTCGATTTGTTCTGGTGTTATCGGAGAGGCTTTTGGTGTATTGCCCTGACGCTCATCACGCAGTTGTTTGCCCCATCTTGTCATTGTGGAAAGGCCAACATCCATAGCTTTGGCGGCATCTGCCACCGTGTATTTCTGGTCAACAACCAGTTGAGCGGATTCGCGTTTAAACTCTGCGCTAAAATTTCTTTTTTTCATTGGAGCACCTGTGTTGTTCTGAGGTGAGCATATCACCTCTGTTCAGGTGGCCAAATTCAGTGTGCCACTTCAAACAACGGGTTTAGATATCGCTGAACTGCAATCACAGTTTGCTGGTTTTGGTGCTTCAGCTAAAGAGTCTATGGGTATTCAAGGTTCTGAAGAGCTTTTTAGAAATATGATTGGCTATTCTCGTTTAATGGGTCGAAGTGAGGAAGAGATTAAGCGAGCACTGACAGCATTATCACAGATGGCTGGTAAGGGTCAGATTATGGCTGAAGAGCTTAAGGGGCAACTAGCTGAAGCTGTTCCTGGTATGGTTCAGGTATTCGCTAAAGCAACCGGAAAGAGTGAACAGGAATTATTTGATGCCATGAAGAAGGGGGCTTTAAAATCTGCCGATACTCTTCAGAAGGTCACTCAGGAACTGAATAAACAAATCACAGCTAAAGGTGGCTGGAAAGCTATTTCAGAAAGCACACAAGCACAACTGGGGAACCTGAAAAACTCTTGGAATACCACGCTTGATAGTATCTTCAGAGGTTCTGAAAATGGTCTGCAAGATTTTACACGAAGCCTAACAACGCTTTTAAACAGTTTAGGTGGAAGTGGTAAGAGTCTTGGTGAATCTCTTGGTAGCTTGATGACTTCTATGTCAAGTGGTGTGGATAGCCTGACCGATATCAGTTACAGAGTGAGAGCATTCTTTGATGAGGTGACATTAGCTTATCGTGGTTTAACCGATGAACAAAAGAAAGTTGTTGATGCTTTAGGTTCTGGCTTGATTAATAGTTTAAAAGTCTTGGCTGGTGTTATTGCTGTGAATAAAGTTGTTGGTGTAACCAGAAGTATTTACGGGCTTATGACTGCTATCACAAGATTAGGTCAGGTAGCTGATACTACAGCGGATAACGTGAATAGAAAGAATGGGAAACCATCAAGACTAAACCCTATGAAGATGCTATTAGCTGGTAGTGCTATCTATGCAGGTTATGAAAGATTAGCTTCTACACCTGAACGAATGGAAGCACAAGCTAAATTACCAGAGCTGGCTAAAGAGTCTGGACTTAAACCCGCTTTCACTATGGATGATGTTAAAGGGTGGTTTAATAGTGCTGCTATGAATCTTGCTAACTTCCAGCATCCAGAATTAAACAACATTAAGCAAGATTCAGCATTAACGAGTGCAGATATCCAAAGCCTGAGAGATGAAATCTCCGCTTTGAGCAAACGTATTCAGGAGCCTGTGAAAGTTTCACTTGGTGGTGAAGTTGCCATTAAACCAGATGAAACCAGCTTTATGACCTTTAGCAGTAATATCTACGACCAATATGCAGAAGCTACGCTATTAAGTTCATCATTCCCAGAAGATGATTAATAATAGTCGAATGCTACGTGAATAAAGCAAAGTTAATACCCACACCAAAAATTATTTTTCACGTAGCTCACGCTTAACAGAGAAAATACTTATATATCAAAGGTTTGGTTAAAAATGATTAAAATACACTAAGCCTTTGAAATCAAAGGAGAATTTAATGATTTACTCTAATCAACTTCGTTACACTGGCAAAGATGGCGTTTACTTCCACTTAAGAGATAATGTAGATGCCTTCTTAACCTTATCAGCAACTGAAAACATGGAATTTGACAGCCCTATGCAGGTGACTACACAGAACATGCAATCAGGGCAAACCGTCACAGATAATGTGCAAAGAGCACCCAGAACAATCACTATTAGTGGTGTCGTTGTAGTTGGTGAATCCGGTAGTATCCTTATCTCACGAGATACTAAGCTGGTGGAGAACTTCATCGACACTCTGGAAAACTGGCGTGACCAGAAGCAGATTATTTCGGTCATCTGTAAAGACGGAATTAAAATTGATGATTCCATTATCACGAGCTTTAAAGCCTCTAAAGATGTTGGTATTTCAAATGGTCTAAGAATCCAGCTAACTTTTCAGGAAATTAACTTCAAAGCTATTGTGGGTCAGACTGATATTTCGGCTGCAACTGGCAAGACTGCTACCACGAATGATGGTGGTGCTACCAGTAAAAAGAATACTGGCAACACTACAACGAGCCTTGGAAGCCCTATGCTGACCTGTAAAGAGCTTTTTAGCTATTCGGCAAGTGAGTTATCAGATGAAGCGCTAAAAGCCCGTGTAACGTGCTCTAAGAGCGTTAGCGTTAAAAATGGTGAGAGCACCTTCACAGCCTCAGCTAATGAGCAAGCTTCAAAGGTGCTTAAGTCGGGTAATGCTTTACGGAAGTACTCTGTGAATCCGAATAAGAAGGGCACTTATTGATTTTGCTTTTGTGTGTATAATCTCTTTGCATGTATAAATATACAGGGTGTATAAGAAAGTGAAGATTATTCATGTGGATATGGACTGCTTTTTCGCGGCGGTGGAGATGCGCGACAATCCCGCCCTGCGCGATATCCCTATTGCTATTGGCGGCAGCCGCGAACGTCGGGGGGTGATCAGTACCGCCAATTATCCCGCGCGTAAATTTGGCGTACGTAGCGCTATGCCGACAGGGATGGCGCTCAAATTATGCCCGCATCTCACCTTGCTTCCGGGGCGCTTTGACGCCTACAAAGAAGCCTCAAATCATATCCGCGAAATCTTCTCGCGCTACACCTCGCGTATTGAACCGTTGTCACTGGATGAGGCTTATCTCGACGTCACCGATAGCGTCCATTGCCACGGTTCTGCGACCCTCATCGCCCAGGAAATCCGCCAGACGATTTTCAACGAGCTGCAACTGACGGCGTCTGCGGGCGTGGCACCCGTAAAGTTTCTCGCCAAAATCGCCTCCGACATGAATAAACCCAACGGCCAGTTTGTGATTACGCCGGCAGAAGTTCCGGCATTTTTACAAACCTTACCACTGGCAAAAATCCCCGGCGTCGGCAAAGTCTCGGCGGCAAAACTGGAAGCGATGGGGCTACGAACCTGCGGTGATGTACAAAAGTGTGATCTGGTGATGCTGCTTAAACGCTTTGGCAAATTTGGCCGCATTTTGTGGGAGCGTAGTCAGGGGATTGACGAGCGCGACGTTAACAGCGAACGGTTGCGAAAATCCGTCGGCGTGGAACGCACGATGGCGGAAGATATCCACCACTGGTCTGAATGTGAAGCGATTATCGAGCGGCTGTATCCGGAACTTGAACGCCGTCTGGCAAAGGTGAAACCTGATTTACTGATTGCTCGCCAGGGGGTGAAATTAAAGTTTGATGATTTTCAGCAAACCACTCAGGAGCACGTCTGGCCGCGGCTGAATAAAGCTGACTTAATCGCCACCGCGCGTAAAACCTGGGATGAACGCCGCGGCGGGCGCGGTGTGCGACTGGTGGGGCTGCATGTGACGTTGCTTGACCCGCAAATGGAAAGACAACTCGTGCTGGGATTATGAATAACATACAAATAAGAGACTATCAGCCTGGCGATTTTCAGCAACTATGCGCTATTTTCATTAGAGCGGTTACGATGACTGCCAGTCAGCATTATTCACCACAACAAATTGCCGCCTGGGCGCAGATTGACGAATCTCGCTGGAAGGAGAAACTCGCGAAATCACAAGTGCGGGTTGCAGTCATTAATGCAAAACTGGTCGGCTTTATTACCTGCGTTGAACACTATATCGATATGTTATTTGTTGACCCTGAATACACCCGCCGTGGGGTTGCCAGCGCTTTGTTAAAACCTTTGATTAAGTCTGAATCCGAACTTACGGTGGACGCAAGCATAACCGCAAAACCCTTTTTTGAACGTTATGGTTTTCAGACAGTTAAGCAGCAACGCGTTGAATGTCGGGGAGAGTGGTTTATTAATTTTTATATGCGTTATAAACAGCAACATTAAATCCAGCTTGCAATGAAAATAACGCAAGCCTAGTATGTGCGCGTTTTCTTATTCCACAAACTGCAAGGAGGTAAATCATGACAAATCCTTTATCAATGACTCTTTGCAGACCTTTCCAGGATTAATTATTTTTTTCTTGCCCTGGATTCGTCTGCCATTTCCTGATTTTTTAATTGTTACTCTCAATAATTCAAGTCGCAACACATGCAACTTGAAGTATGACGAGTCTATTTACGGAATGGTATATGGGCAATTATATTCGTCCCTTATCCGATGCGGTATTTACCATCGCATCTGATGACCAGTGGATCGAGAGTTTAGCGATCCAACAATTACACACCACGGCAAATTTACCCAACATGCAGCGCGTAGTGGGGATGCCAGATTTACATCCCGGACGCGGCTATCCGATTGGCGCAGCGTTCTTCTCTGTTGGTCGTTTTTATCGTAAGCGTAAACTGACCGCCGTATGTAGCCATTAAGCCTGTATTGGTAACGTAGGTGCCCACCTTTTCAACTAGTGGACACCTGTTATGGAACAGAAAGCATTATCTGCAGAACCCCGCAGATCATTTTCAAATGAGTTTAAACTTCAAATGGTTAAACTGGCTTCACAACCAGGAGCCTCTGTTGCCCGTATTGCCCGGGAACACGATATCAATGATAACCTGCTGTTCAAATGGCTCAGGCTCTGGCAGAACGAAGGGCGCATATCGCGGCGTCTTCCGGTAACAACCTCTTCTGACACTGGCGTTGAATTATTACCTGTGGAGATAACGCCGGATGAGCCGAAAGAACCTGTGGCTGCTCTTACTCCGTCTTTATCTACTCAGACTACAGTTAGTGCCAGCTCCTGCAAGGTGGAGTTCCGTCACGGTAACTGAGCCGCCCCGGGTTTCCTGGAGAGTGTTTTATCTGTGAACTCAGGCTGCCAGATCATCGTTTCCGATAGAAGCATAATAAGCTTTTTCTGCTTCTGCCGGAGGGATGTGGCCCAGCCTTTCCAGCAATCGTCGATTATTATACCAGTCCACCCACGTGAGTGTGGCCAGTTCCACTTCTGCACGGTTTTTCCAGCTCTTACGGTGTATTACCTCCGCTTTGTAAAGACCATTGATGCTCTCCGCCATCGCGTTGTCATACGAGTCGCCTGTACTTCCTGTTGATGCCAGTAATCCGGCTTCCTTAAGCCGCTGTGTGTAGGCCAGCGATACATACTGAGAACCTTTATCACTGTGATGGACCGTGCCGGACGGTCGACGGGCCCATAACGCCTGCTCCAGAGCATCCAGCACGAATGTCGTTTCCATGGACGATGAGACCCGCCACCCCACGATGTATCCGGCAAACACATCAATAATGAACGCCACATAGACGAAGCCCTGCCATGTGCTGACGTAAGTAAAATCAGCCACCCACAGCTGGTCAGGTCGTTCTGCCACGAACTGACGGTTTACGCGGTCGCCTGCGGCAACGGCTTTCCGGCTGATGGTCGTACGGACCTTTTTACCCCGGAGAACACCGGCAAGTCCCATAACCGCCATGAGACGTGCCACAGTGCATCTGGCCACTCTGATACCTTCCCGTAACAACTGACGCCAGACTTTACGCACACCGTATACCTGATGATTCCCATCGTATACGCGCAGTATCTCTTTCTTCAGCCAGTCATCGCGCTGCGCACGGGCACTGCGTTTATCAGGATGATGTCGCTGTTGCTGACAGTGGTAATACGTTGACGGGGCAATATGTAGTTCACTGCATACCGGTCCGACCCCGTACAGCTTACGCAGCTTATCCAGCAGTGGCATCACTTTTTCCAGAGGCGGTCGAACTCCGCCTTCGCAAAATAAGCGGAAGCCTGGCGAAGGATATCGTTACTGCGGCGCAGTTCACGATTTTCACGTTCCAGCTCTTTCAGACGCTGACGTTCAGCGGTGGTGAGCCCGCCATCACCGCCTCCGGTATCCCGCTCATGCTGGCGTACCCAGACACGCAGAGTCTCCGGTGTACAGCCAATCTTTGGGGCAATGGAACAAATTGCCGCCCACTGTGAGTCATATTCGCCCTGACTTTCCAGAACCATACGAATCGCCCTCTGACGGACTTCGGGGGAAAAACGAGTATTTTTAGTCATCCTGTTTACCTCTTTCTCAGGGAGTTTAGTCTCCAGGATTCCCGGGGCGGTTCAGTAACCCGCAGGCCACCCAGAAAATGCTGGATGATGCCTTTTTCAACGTGGAAGCATGGATCAACAGCGAGCTGGCAACCGAATTTGCCGAACAGGAAGAAATTGCCTTTACCACCGGCGATGGTACCAAGAAGCCGAAAGGGTTCCTGGCGAATGAATCCACGGATGAAACCGATAAGGTCCGGGCGTTCGGCAAACTTCAGCATATTGTATCCGGCGACGCGACGGCGGTGACCGCAGACGCCATTATCAAACTGATTTACACGCTGCGTAAGGCACACCGCACCGGCGCGAAGTTCATGATGAACAACAATAGCCTGTTTGCCATCCGTCTGCTGAAAGACAGCGAGGGTAACTATCTGTGGCGTCCGGGGCTGGAGCTGGGGCAGCCGTCCTCTCTGGCGGGTTACGGTATCGCTGAAAACGAACAGATGCCGGATATCGCCGCTGATGCGAAAGCCATTGCATTTGGTAACTTCAAACGGGGTTACACCATCGTTGACCGTATCGGCACCCGCATTCTGCGTGACCCGTACACCAATAAACCGTTTGTCGGTTTTTATACCACCAAACGCACCGGCGGCATGCTGGTCGATTCGCAGGCCATCAAACTGCTGAAGATTGCAGTGGCGTAATCACTCAGGGGCGCGGAACCGCGCCCCTGTTCTGACGGGTGAAGAATCATGATCCTGAAACAAGATCTGAAATGGTCACCGGACGGTATGCGTGTTGAGGTCATTCGGGCCGGTGAGTATGACGACGGGGCGCTTCCTGCCCGGGTGCAGGAGATTGCACTTCAGGCCGGGTTAGCAGAGCGCGGAACCAGTGCAAAAAGCAGTAAAGCGACAAAAGAGAAAAAAGCCACGACCAGTAAAGAGGGCTGAGTATGCTTCTGACAATGGAAGAGATTAAAGCCCAACTCCGGCTGGATGAGGATTTCGATGCTGATGACCGCCATCTGCAACTGCTGGCCTGTGCGGCACAAAAGCGGACGGAAACGTATCTGAACCGGAAGCTCTATGCACCGGATGAAACCATTCCGGACAGCGATCCGGACGGGCTGCACCTGCCGGATGATATTCGTCTGGGGATGCTGATGCTTATCAGCCATTTTTACGAAAACCGCTCGTCGGTTACGGAAGTGGAGAAACTCGACATGCCGCAGAGTTTTGGCTGGCTTGTCGGCCCGTACAGGTACTTTCCGCAATGAAAATTCGTCAGGCGCAGACCAGCGCAACCTACATTCTGCCGGACCCCGGTGAACTGAATAAACGCGTCCTGATCCGCCAGCGGGTGGATATGCCCGCGGATAACTTTGGCGTGGAGCCTCAATACCCGGTTACGTTCCGGACATGGGCGAAGGTTATCCAGACCAGTGCCACCACCTGGCAGGAAACCGCGCAGACCGGGGACGCCATCACCCATTACATCACCATTCGTTACCGCCGGGGGATCACTGCTGATTATGAGGTGGTCTGTGATGACAGTGTGTACCGGGTGAAACGTCAGCGTGATCTGAACGGGGCGCGGCGCTTTCTGCTGCTGGAGTGTACGGAGCTGGGCGAATGTAGGCAGAGTCACGGAGGCAGCAATGGCGACTCCCTTTTTTCACGTTGATGTTCAGCAGCCCGCCGAGATGCGCTTTAACCGCGCTCGTGTCCGGCGGGCGTTTGTCACGATTGGGCAGCGTCATATGCGTGATGCCCGTCGGCTGGTGATGCGCCGTGCGCGGTCGGCACCGGGTGAAAACCCCGGTTATCAGACCGGACGCCTGGCTCGTTCGATTGGTTATATGGTGCCGAGAGCCAGTAAAAAGCGAGCCGGTTTTATGACACGCATTGCCCCTAACCAGCGCAACGGGAAGGGGAACCGGATGATCTCTGGTGACTTCTATCCGGCGTTTCTGTTTTTTGGTGTCCGGGGAGGAGCAAAACGTCGTCGTAGTCATCATCGTGGTGCATCCGGTGGCAGCGGCTGGCGACTGGCTCCACGTAATAACTTCATGGTGGAAACGCTTGAAAAGAACCGCAGCTGGACACGCTATTTTCTGGCGCGGGAATTGCGTAAATCACTGAAGCCGGAGCGACGACACAGATGAAACTGACTCCTGTTATTGCTGCACTGCGTGCCCGTTGTCCGTATTTTGAAAACCGGGTTGCAGGCGCGGCCCAGTTCAAAAATCTGCCGGAGGTCGGAAAGCTGAAACTCCCGGCGGCATATGTTGTACCGGGTGATGATTCTCCGGGAGAAAACAAAAGCCAGACCGACTACTGGCAGGAGCTGAAAGAGGGTTTCTCCGTGGTTGTCATACTGAGTAATGGGCGTGATGAGCGTGGTCAGTTTGCCTCGTATGATGTGGTGGACGATGTCCGGCAGATGCTCTTTAAGGCTCTGCTGGGCTGGAACCCGGAGGCGTGCGGTAACCCGATTACCTATGACGGCGGCACGCTGCTGGATCTGAATCGTCATGAGCTGATTTATCAGTTCGATTTTTCGGTCATCAGCGAGCTGACTGAAGACGATACCCGCCAGCAGGATGATCTGAACAGTCTGGATGAACTGCAAACGCTGGCGATTGATGTTGATTATCTCGAGCCCGGTAACGGGCCTGACGGCGATATCGAACATCACACCTAAATAACCCTTCCTTCCTGAGGATCCTCATGTTTGTCAAACCTGTTAAAGGGCGGTCAGTGCCTGACCCTGCCCGCGGCGACCTTTTGCCCGCCGAAGGGCGAAATGTTGACGAGAACAACTACTGGCTGCGCCGTGAAGCAGCGGGTGATATCCGGCGCGTGAATAAAAAGGTGAACACCGATGACGATAAGCTTTAACACCATTCCGTCGAATACGCTGGTTCCGTTGTTTTATGCGGAAATGGATAACCAGGCGGCGAATACTGCACAGGACAGCGGAGCATCGCTGCTGATTGGTCATGCCAATAACGGTGCAGAGATTGTTGCCAACAGTCTGGTACTGATGTCGTCGGCAGACTATGCACGCCAGATTTGTGGTGCGGGAAGTCAGCTGGCGCGTATGGTCGAGGCTTATCGCCAGACTGACCCGTTTGGCGAGCTGTATGTGATTGCCGTTCCTGAATCCACAGGTGCGGCGGCAACAGTTACGCTGACGGTGACCGGGGCGGCAACCGAAACCGGCACGGTGAATGTGTATGTAGGACGTACCCGCGTGCAGGCACCGGTGACTAACGGCGATAACGTCACGATGATTGCCAGCAGTATCTAGGATGCCATCAATGCCGTTCCGACCCTGCCGTTTACGGCTTCATCTTCGGCAGGCGTGGTCACACTGACCGCGCGTCATAAGGGGCTTTGTGGGAATGAAATTCCTGTCAGCCTCAATTACTACGGCTTTGGTGGGGGCGAAGTGCTGCCAGCGGGCGTACAGATTGCCGTGGCGACGGGTACCGCCGGAACGGGTGCTCCGGTTCTCACCGGCGCGGTGGCTGCAATGGCGGATGAGCCGTTTGATTATATCGGCCTGCCGTTCAACGACACGGCCTCCGTTAACACGCTGGTGACCGAGATGAACGATACCAGCGGTCGCTGGAGCTATGCGCGTCAGCTGTATGGTCATGTGTATACGGCAAAGATCGGCACGCTGTCAGAACTGGTGACCGCAGGTGACCAGTTTAACCAGCAGCACATTACCCTGGCGGGGTACGAAAAAGAGACCCAGACGCCTGCCGACGAGCTGGCGGCAAGCCGTACCGCCCGCGCAGCGGTGTTTATCCGCAACGATCCGGCACGTCCCACGCAGACCGGTGAGCTGGTGGGTATGCTGCCTGCGCCGAAGGGGAAACGGTTCACGATGACCGAACAACAGACCCTGCTGTCTCATGGCGTGGCAACGGCGTATGTCGAAAGCGGGGTACTACGCATTCAGCGTGATGTCACCACGTACAGGAAAAACGCTTACGGGGTTGCGGATAACAGTTACCTCGACAGTGAGACGCTGCATACCAGCGCGTATGTACTGCGCAAACTGAAATCCGTCATTACCAGTAAGTACGGGCGTCACAAGCTTGCCAGTGACGGTACCCGCTTTGGTCCCGGTCAGGCGATTGTCACCCCGGCGGTGATCAAAGGGGAACTGCTGGCAACCTACCGTCAGCTTGAGCGTGCGGGGATCGTGGAAAACTACGAACTGTTTAAGCAGTACCTGGTTGTGGAGCGTGATGCCAGCGATCCGAACCGCCTGAACACGCTGTTCCCGCCTGACTATGTTAACCAGCTGCGTGTCTTTGCCGTGGTTAATCAGTTCCGTCTTCAGTATTCAGAGGAGTCTGCATAATGGCCCGTATCGGGGGAACCTGTTATTTCAAAATTGACGGTCAGCAGCTATCGCTGACCGGCGGCATTGAGGTGCCCATGAACAAAACGGTTAACGATGACATCATCGGCCTGGACGGTTCAGTGGACCGCAAGGAAACTCACCGTGCGCCTTATGTCAAAGGGACCTTCAAGGTGCCGAAGAATTTTCCGGTAAGCAAAATCACCTCGTCTGATGAGATGACCATCACTGCCGAGCTGGCGAACGGTCAGGTCTATGTACTGTCGTCTGCCTGGCTGCACGGCGAAGCGAACCATAATGCCGAAGAAGGCACGGTTGATCTTGAGTTCCACGGTGAAGAAGGGGATTACCAGTAATGAAAGAGCTTGAGTTAAAGAAACCGATTACTGCTCATGGCGAGACACTCTCCGTACTGGAGTTTGATGAACCCACCGGGAAGGATGTCCGCGAGCTGGGGTATCCCTACCAGATGAATCAGGATGAGTCAGTCAGACTTCTGGCGCATGTGGTGTCGAAATACATTGTGCGGCTGGCGAAAGTGCCGCAAAGCTCTGTCGACCAGATGTCTCCGGCAGACCTGAATGCAGCGGCGTGGCTTGTGGCTGGTTTTTTCCTCCAGGCCTGACGGCTGAATACCTCACTGATCGCTTCTTTGACTGCGCCAGTTACTGGCGCATTAATCCTTTCGAATTGCTGAATATGCCGATCAGTGAAATTACCTTGCTGGTCAGTCAGGCAAACAGGATAGAGCAGGAGAAACGCACACATGGCGGAATTTGAGCTTAAGGCGTTGATCACCGGTGTCGACAGGCTTTCTCCCGCGCTGTCGAAAATGCAAAAGAAAATCCGGGGATTTAAACGCCAGGCGGAAGAAGCGTCACAGGGTGGGCTGGCGCTTGGTGGCGGACTGGCAGCGGGTCTGACGCTTTCCCTGAAATCTTATGCCGATCAGGAAAACGCCGCCACCGGGCTGAAAGTCGCCATGATGGATGCGAACGGCGAGGTCGGAAAGAGCTTTCAGGACATCAATAAACTGGCTATTGGCCTGGGTAACCAGCTACCCGGTACAACGGCTGATTTCCAGAACATGATGCAGATGCTGGTGCGTCAGGGGATCCCGGCAGAAAACATTCTTGGCGGTGTGGGTAAAGCGACAGCTTATCTTGCGGTACAACTGAAAAAAACACCGGAAGCGGCTGCTGAGTTTGCTGCAAAGATGCAGGATGCTACCGGAACGGCGTCAGAAGACATGATGGGGCTGTTCGACACTATCCAGAAGGCGTTTTATCTGGGTGTTGACGATACCAACATGTTGTCCTTCTTCACTAAAACCAGCTCTGTTCTGAAGATGGTGAACAAGGACGGTCTTCAGGCTGCACAGAGCCTTGCCCCCATCAGCGTCATGATGGATCAGATGGGGATGAACGGGGAGTCGGCAGGTAACGCCCTGCGAAAAGTTATCCAGTCCGGATTAAGCGTTAAGAAAATCAGGGACGTCAATAAAATCATGGCCCGCCAGAAACTCGGGGTACAGCTCGATTTTACTGACGGCAAAGGAAGTTTTGGCGGTCTTGATAACATGTTCAGGCAACTGGCAAAGCTGCGAAAACTGACCGACGTTAAGCGAACAGGTGTACTTAAGGCAATATTTGGTGATGATGCCGAAACCCTTCAGGTGGTCAATGCACTAATCGATAAAGGAAAGGATGGCTACGATCAGATCCAGCAGAAGATGAATAAACAGGCCAGCCTGAATAAACGTGTTCAGGCCCAGCTTGGTACGCTGTCCAACCTGTGGGAGGCAATGACGGGGACCGCAACTAACGGCCTTGCGGCTATTGGCGGCGCATTTTCTGGTGACGCCAAAAATATCACGCAATGGCTGGGGGAGTTAGGGGAAAAATTCACGAAGTTTGCGGATGAAAATCCCCGGGTTATTCGCGGCGTCGTCGGGCTTGCTGCCGGTCTTGCGATTCTGAAACTGGGATTGATGGGCGTTGGCGGTGCCATCAGTATTGTCAGCAGGATCATGTCGATGACGCCGATTGGAATGATTGCGACGGCGATAGCCCTGGCTGCGGGATTAATTATCACTAACTGGGATGTTGTCGGACCTTATTTCAAGAAGCTCTGGGAAACCATTGGTCCTTATTTTGAGGCTGGCTGGGAACTTCTGAAGAAGGTTTTTGCCTGGTCGCCGCTGGGGATGGTAATCAATAACTGGGGACCGGTTGTTAAGTGCTTTCAGGATATGTGGGACAAACTGAAGCCAATTATTGAGTGGTTTACCGACAGTTCCGGTGACACGGTCGATGCCATTAACTCTGCGCAGTGGGGCGCGGGTGCTTATGATGCTTATGGGACGGGAATACCGGCACGGGGATACACACCTTATCAGGCGGTAGATCCGGCTCAGTCAAACAACGCCTCCGGTGCCACAGGCCCGAATCCCTTCATGATTAACAAAGCTTCTGCGCCAAAAGTTGATGGTGAGATCAAGGTCTCTTTTGTGAATTCGCCTCCGGGTATGCGGGTTATGGAAACGCGATCCAGCGGTTTTGATGTCAGCCATGATGTTGGCTATACGCGCTTTGGCAGGTAATGAAAAATTAATCTGTTAATGAGTCCCACTCCGGTGGGATTTTTTATGTACGGAGTTTATATGACGTGGAAAGACAGACTTCAGGACGCGTCATTTCGCGGTGTGCCGTTTAAGGTTGAAGAAGAAAGTGCGGGAACCGGTCGTCGTGTGGAAACGCACGAATACCCGAACCGCGACAAACCCTATACCGAAGACCTGGGGAAAATCACTTTCCGCCCGTCCATCACAGCTTATGTGGTGGGAGATGACTGCTTTGACCAGCGCGATCGCCTGATTGACGCGCTGAATAAACCCGGTCCCGGCACGCTTGTCCATCCGACTTACGGTGAGCTGAAAGTCTGTGTTGACGGGGAAGTTCGGGTCAGCACATCGAAGAGTGAAGGGCGTATTGTCCGCTTTGACCTGAAGTTTGTCGAAGCGGGAGAACTCTCTTACCCCACTTCAGGTGCGGCGACGGCGCAGACGCTGATGTCATCCTGTTCTGCACTGGATGACTGCATCAGTGACAGCTTCAGTGGTTTCAGTATCGATGGCGTGGCAGATTTTGTGCAGAACGACGTCGTCGGTAATGCCAGCACAATGCTTGGGTATGTTTCTGATGCGATGAAAGTGGTGGATTCTGCCGTATCGGATGCCGCCAGGCTGTTGCAGGGGGATATCTCGGTACTTCTGCCGCCACCATCGTCAGGCAAAAATTTCGTTGAGCAGGTGCAGAAAATGTGGCGTACCGGGAAACGCCTTTATGGTAACGCCAGCGACCTGGTCACCATGATCAAAACGCTTTCCGGTGTCAGCCTCGGCAGCGATCTGCAACCGCGCGGCGTCTGGAAAACGGACAGTAAAACTACCGCCACGGCGACGCAGCAGCGTAACGTGGTTGCCAGCACCCTTCGTACGACCGCAATCAGCGAAGCGGCGTATGCCGTCACACGATTGCCTGCGCCCACAACTTCCGCGGTGATGCAGAATGCCACAGTAGGGCAGTCAACAACACCCGCGCAGAGCACCGGCTGGCCTTCTGTCACGCATCCGGCACTGAACAATGCACCGGCGGTGAAAAACACGGTTGACCTGCCAACGTGGGAAGAACTGACCGACATTCGCGACACACTGAATACGGCAATTGATAAGGAGTTGTCCCGTACAACCAGTGATGCGCTGTTTCTGGCGCTGCGCCGGGTGAAAGCAGATCTGAATGCGGATATCAACACGCGCCTTGAACAGTCTGCACGGATCATTCAGCGCACGCCGGATGAGGTTTTACCCGCGCTGGTGCTGGCGGCGACCTGGTTTGATAACGCGGCGCGTGACGCGGACATTATTCGGCGTAATGCCATTACGCATCCCGGCTTTGTGCCGGTGATCCCTCTGAAGGTGCCAGTGCAATGAACGACAATGTCACGCTACGGGTAAATGGCCGGGAGTGGAATGGCTGGACATCGGTGCGCATCGGTGCCGGTATTGAACGGCTGGCGCGGGATTTCAGTGTGGAGATCACTCGCCAATGGCCGGGAGATGAGGGTATCACCACGCTTCAGCCGCGCATTAAAAACGGTTCAAAAGTGGAAGTGCTGATTGGTGATGAGCTGGTGATCACCGGCTGGGTGGAGGCGACTCCCGTTCGTTACGATGCCCGTTCGGTCAGCACCGGTATTGCCGGACGTAGTCTGACGGCTGACCTGATTGACTGTGCAGCCGAACCGACACAGTTTAACGGACGCTCGCTGGTGCAGATTGCGCAGGCGCTTGCTGCGCCTTTCGGCATTGAGGTGGTGAACAGCGGTGCGCCGTCGGGTGTTATTCCTGATGTTCAGCCTGATCACGGTGAAACGGTGATTGAGGTAATCAACAAAATACTCGGTCAGCAGCAGGCGCTGGCTTACGACGACCCGCACGGCAGGCTGGTGATTGGCGGTATTGGCTCAACGCGGGCACATACCGCGCTGGTACTTGGGGAAAACATCCTTTCCTGTGATACGGAGAAGAGTATCCGGGAGCGGTTTTCTGTTTACCAGGTGGCGGGGCAGCGTGCCGGAAACGACGATGATTTCGGTGAGGCCACCACCACCGCGCTGCGGGCCCGCACAGAGGACGCATTTATTGCCCGTTACCGTCCGATGTATATCAGGCAGACAGGGCAGGCCACGGGGGCAGGCTGTATTGCGCGTGCTGACTTTGAAGCCCGAAAACGGGCGGCGCGGACGGATGAAACCACCTATGTGGTGCAGGGCTGGCGACAGGGTAACGGTACGCTGTGGCAGCCCAACCAGCGGGTGATTGTCTTCGATCCGGTCTGTGGTTTCGACAATACCGAACTGCTTGTCTCGGAAGTCACGTTTACTCAGGACCAGAACGGCACCCTGACGGAAATCCGTGTCGGCCCGCCTGACGCTTATCTGCCTGAACCCGAAGCCCCCGGCGCGCGGAAAAAGAAAAAAGCCAGAGTACAGGAGGACCCGTTCTGATGAGGACGATTGAAGCCATGCAGCGACAACTTCTCGGCCTGATTGGGCGGGCAGTGGTGAAAAGCATCAGTGCCGCCACGAAATGTCAGACCGTGGATGTGTCCCTGATTGCCGGTGAACCCAAAGCCGGGGTTGAACATCTTGAACCCTACGGTTTTACCGCAAGGGCAAACAGCGGTGCGGAAGCGGTGGTGTTGTTTCCGGATGGCGACCGTTCTCATGCGGTGGTTGTTACGGTGTCGGACCGGCGCTACCGCCTGAAAGGGCTGCAAACGGGTGAGGTGGCTGTCTATGACGATCAGGGGCAGTCTGTGACGCTGACCCGGGAGGGGATCGTGGTGGACGGTGCAGGGAAAACGATCACGTTTCGCAATGCACCTGAAGCACGTTTTGAAATGGATCTGGAAGTGACCGGACAGGTGAAAGACCTGTGCGACTCCGGCGGCACCACCATGTCAGCGATGCGGCTTGCCTATAACGGGCATCGTCACAGAGAGAACGGTCAGGGCAGTAACACCGACAAACCTGATAAAGCGATGGAGGCATGATGGAACTGTGGCTGACGGTGAACGGTAAACGCACCTGCGCCAGCGCACCGCTGGATCCGCTGACCCGCGCCGTGGTGATTTCCCTGTTCACCTGGCGGCGGGCGGAGCCTGATGACAATGCCGACGTCCCGATGGGATGGTGGGGGGATACCTGGCCTGCGGTACAGAATGACCGTTACGGCTCCCGACTGTGGTTGCTTCAGCGCAGCAAACTGACCAATCAGCTGGTGCAGACGGTAAGGGGATATATCCGCGAATGCCTGCAATGGATGACTGATGACGGCGTGGTGTCCCGTATTGATCTGGATATCCGCCGCACCGGGATTAATGAGCTGGGTAACAGTATCACCCTCAGGCGTCGTGATGGACCAGTAATGATTTCTTTTGATGATCTGTGGAGTGCGATAACGCATGGCGGACAGTGAATTTCAGCGCCCGACGCTGGCAGAAAATATCAGTATGCTCCGTAACGATTTATTCGCCAGGCTGGACGTCAGCGACACGCTCCGGCGCATGGATGAAGACGTGCGGGCAAAGGTGTATGCGGCGGCGCTGCATACGGTCTACGGTTACATCGATTATCTGGCAATGAATATGCTGCCTGACCTGTGCGATGAGTCCTGGCTGGCGCGACATGCTGCGATGAAACGGTGTCCGCGCAAGGGGGCCACGGTTGCCAGCGGGTATATGCGCTGGGAAGGTGTCAGCGATGGCCTGAAGGTGACTGCCGGGAGTGTTATTCAGCGCGATGACCTGGTGCAGTACACGACAACTGACGATGCAATCAGCTCCGGTGGTGTCCTGCGCGTGCCGATCGCCTGCTCAAGTGCAGGTGCGGTCGGTAACGCTGACGACGGTACGGCATTAATCCTGGTCACGCCGGTGAATGGTCTGCCGTCTTCCGGTGTGGCTGACACCCTGACAGGCGGATTTGATACTGAAGAGCTGGAAACGTGGCGCGCCCGCGTCATTGAGCGGTATTACTGGACGCCGCAGGGCGGGGCTGACGGGGACTATGTCGTCTGGGCTAAAGAAGTGCCTGGCATTACCCGCGCATGGACATACCGACACTGGATGGGAACGGGGACTGTCGGTGTGATGATTGCCAGCAGTGACCTGATTAATCCCATTCCGGAAGAATCAACGGAAACGGCGGCAAGACAACATATCGGGCCACTGGCCCCGGTGGCAGGCTCTGATTTGTATGTGTTCAGGCCGGTGGCACATACGGTGGATTTTCATATCCGTGTGACGCCGGACACACCGGAAATACGGGCTGCCATCACCGCGGAGTTGCGTTCGTTCCTGCTGCGTGATGGTTATCCGCAGGGAGAACTGAAGGTGTCACGTATCAGTGAAGCGATTTCCGGTGCGAACGGGGAATACAGCCATCAGTTGCTTGCACCGGCGGACAATATCACCATTGCGAAAAATGAACTGGCGGTTCTGGGGGCGATTTCATGGACGTGACAAACGATGATTACATCCGTCTGTTGTCAGCACTGTTGCCGCCCGGTCCGGCGTGGTCAGCCAGCGATCCGGCGATTGCCGGTGCGGCACCGTCATTAACCCGTGTTCATCAGCGTGCGGATGCCCTGATGCAGGAGCTGGATCCGCGCACCACCACCGAACTGATAAACCGCTGGGAGCGTCTGTGCGGCCTGCCGGATGAATGTATTCCGGCAGGGACGCAGACCCTTCGCCAGCGTCAGCAACGGCTGGATGCGAAGGTTAACCTGGCGGGCGGCATCAATGAGGATTTTTACCTTGCACAGCTTGCTGCCTTGGGCAGACCAGACGCCACCATCACGCGATACGACAAAAGCACGTTCACCTGCTCATCTGCCTGTACTGACGCGGTGAATGCGCCGGAATGGCGGTATTACTGGCAGGTCAACATGCCAGCCGCCACCAACACCACCTGGATGACATGTGGCGATCCCTGTGATTCCGCGCTGCGCTTCTGGGGGGACACCGTTGTCGAGTGTGTTCTTAACAAACTCTGCCCGTCGCATACCTATGTGATTTTTAAATATCCGGAGTAATCCATGCATCGTATAGACACGAAAACCGCGCAGAAGGATAAGTTCGGCGCGGGTAAGAACGGTTTTACCCGTGGTAACCCCCAGACCGGCACGCCTGCCACCGATCTGGATGATGACTACTTTGACATGTTGCAGGAGGAGCTTTGCAGCGTTGTGGAGGCATCCGGTGCCAGCCTGGAGAAGGGGCGGCATGACCAGCTGCTTACCGCGCTTCGTGCGCTGCTGTTAAGCCGCAAGAATCCGTTTGGCGATATCAAATCGGATGGCACGGTGAAAACAGCTCTCGAAAACCTTGGTTTGGGAGAAGGCTCAGCATTACCCGTTGGTGTGCCTGTTCCGTGGCCTTCAGCCACTCCGCCAACAGGCTGGCTGAAATGCAACGGAGCAGCTTTTTCTGCTGAAGAATACCCGGAACTGGCAAAGGCTTATCCGACAAATAAATTACCTGATTTACGCGGTGAGTTTATTCGGGGCTGGGATGACGGGCGTGGAGTGGATAACGGAAGGGGATTATTAACGCTTCAGGACGGTGCTATTGTCAGTCATAACCACTATTGGGGAATCTGGACTTCACGAACTAACGACCAGACTCTGGAAAGTTTTACAGGCACCACGATTTTAAAACAAATCACGCCCCTGTCTCCGTCCATTGACTTCGATAATTACCCAATTCCCAACCCGGCTATTACAGAGGGTGGTGTTGTTGCGGCAACGACTAAACCTGCAGGTGCGAATGAAACACGCCCACGAAATGTCGCTTTTAACTATATTGTGAGGGCTGCATAATGAATAACGCAGAATTAAACAGTGAATTAATTGCCACTATGGCAGGAGAAATTACTGTTTATAACTTTGATGTCATGAGTCGGGAGTATATTTCAGCTTCAACTGAATATCTTGCTATTGGTGTCGGCATTCCGGCATATTCCTGTTTAGATGCTCCAGGCGCATACAAAGCTGGTTATGCAATCTGCCGTTCTGCAGATTTTAACTCATGGGAATATGTGCCAGACCATCGCGGTGAAATCGTCTTTAGCACCGAAACAGGAGAATCAAAAGAAATCACAGCTCCGGGTGATTACCCTGATAATACAACCACTATCGTCCCGTTAACACCATACGATAAATGGGATGGTGAGAAATGGGTGACGGATACCGAGGCACAACATAGCGCCGCAGTCGATGCAGCAGAAGCACAACGCCAGTCGCTGATTGATACTGCAATGGCTTCCATCAATCTGATTCAACTAAAATTACAGGCCGGACGGAATCTGACGCAGGCAGAAACCAGCCGACTTAACACGGTGCTGGATTACATTGACGCGGTGACGGCAACAGATACCAGCACCGCGCCGGATGTCATCTGGCCTGAGTTGTTGGATGCACATAATATGTGA